CAACTCCAGCAGCGTAACTCCTGCTTTCGCCTTCATTGCACCACCCCGCTCAAAGCGCGATAGCCGATCAACCCCCACACCACCACGAACGTCCCGACCGCCCCCGAAATAAAACCCCACAGCAGAGCCCAACCCCACCGGATTTTCCGCGACTTGCAATCAATCTTCATCACACACCTCCAGTTGTTGAACATGCCCCACGTTGAATATAATACCACTCCCGCCCTCAGATCAAGCTCCTTTCTTCCCCTTCTTCCTTTCATTCCCCACACGCACCAGCTCCAGGATCCGCTCCTGCGCCTCCCCAGCCATTGCCAGCTTCCCGCACACAAACGCCCGCTCCGCCTCCCCCAGCTTTGGCATCGCGGCCATCTCCTTTTCCATCTCCTCCATCCCCGCCAGCACCGCCAGCACCCCCTGTAAAAGCGGCGTCTCCGGATCCACCGAAAGCGCCTCCACAATCTTCTCCGCCGGCCACACCGGCGCCCGTTCCACCACCACCCGCCTTTTCCAAAACATACCCGCCTCCTTTAATCCCCGGTTCGGTTCCAGGCGCAGCCCGGTTCGGTTCCAGGCGCAGCCCGGTTCGGTTCCAGGCGCAGCCCCTTGCGCCTGGTCTATTCCCCATCCTTCCCAAACACCCGTAGCACTTCCTTCCTCAGATACTTCCCGTATTTATTCCCTGGCAACTTCACCCGATGGATCACCCCCGCCTTGACCGCCTTATAGAGGGCCTGCTGGCTCATCCCGTACACCGCACACACATCCGCGCGCCGCACAAACACCGTTTTCGGCAACCCCATAACCTCCTCCCTTCGCAATAATCCGCTACCTCCACCGGCCCAGCCGCGCCTGACCGTCCCGCACCACCCGCGCATCACCCGCGCGCGCGCCGCCGCCGTTCCGGCCGTAAGACGTCCCGCCCCGGGCCTGCAGCCTCAGGCCGCCCACGTCCTCACATTGCGCCATGAAAAAGTACCGGATCAAATCCACCGGATCCTTACACGCCCCCTTCTGACCATCCGCATTCATCCAGTTCTCAATCGCATAGAGCGTATTCTCGCACTCATCGCACACAAAGAAATGCGGCGCCTGGACAAACCGCCACACCCCATCCACCATCTCCCCCTCAAAATCCAGCGCCGAATTGATCTTTGAAACCCCATCCGAAATATCCCCCCCCGGCGTCAGGAAGAAGAACACATTCAACTCATCGAATACAGTTTGCAGCGTAACCGGCCGGTCATTCTCGATCCGCGGCGCGCTGGCGGCCCGCGAGTCAATGAACCGCGCCTCCATCACCTCCTGCGCCCCATTCCGCTCGTCCCAATCCGCCAGCTCATCCTCCGGCGGATACTCCGCCGGGCCGGCGGCCTGCTTCCAGGCCTCAAAATCCTGCCACCCCTCCAGCCGCGCCATCTCGAATTTATAGCGCAGATTACCGAACCCGAACGAAGGCTTAGCCCCCTCCCCAGGCGCCCCGTCATTACGCCCATCCCGCGCCCCCGAAGGAATAGCCCACGGCCCCGGCACCCCCACCCCCGGGATGAAATACCGCCCCGGCCATTCCCGCCGCAGATACACATCCTTCCCCAGCACCCGGAACCAGCTCATAAAATAATTCCGGTCCGACGCCGGATCCAGGAACATATAATCCGTTCCCCGCTCCGGAATATGCGCCGCCTTCACCAGATGCACCGCGCGGTTCCACCGCGGAATCATCACCGAGATAGTTTTCTCCGCCTGCCCGTAGAACCGTTCCCGAACATACACCCGCGTTTTCTTCCGGCAATCCGCCAATACCTCCCGCGGATTACCGTATGGATTATCCGAAGGATTAAAGAACACCACCGCCTTCCGCGGATCCACACACCTCAGCACCCGCGGCAACTCCTCAAACCTCCGGCCGGCCGCGGCCGGCCGCGCGCCGGCATCATCCAGCCACCCCAGGCAATCCTCCGGCACCGAAAGCGGCGCCATACACACCCTTTTCTTATCCTCCGCCCGCTGGATTTCCTCATACTGCGCTTGCGAAAGCCCCAGGGCAGCCGCCTCATCCCAGGCGCCCCCGTCCGTAGGGCACAGGCAGGCCCGCACCGTTTTAACCACCTGGGCGCCATCGCAAAAGATTTTCACCGTCGGCGTATAGCCATTGATCGGCGTAAAAGTCAAGATACCCTTACCGGCCCGCGTGGCAAGGCGCAGCGAGATATCATCCACCCAATCCGCCGGGATCAACTCATCCGGCGCGATCAGATCACCCTCGATCCCCTGAAGGGCCGTATCCCGGTCCTGCATGTAATTAAGGAACGTCCCCTCGCTCCCGATCGGCGTGATAAAAGAGTTCTCCGAAAAGCCCGTTTTCCGCTTATACTTGATATAAGCCGTCTCCCCTGCCACCTGAGCGCGCCATTCCGGCGGCATATACTTCCAGAAAAGCGGCTGCTGATCCCGCACGCTGCGCGGATCGCTCATGTGCATAGCGAACACCCGGCCATTCTCCTTTTGCGAAATAACCATCATGCAGCGTTTCGCTGCATATTCCGACTTAGCCGCCCGGTTGCCCCCCATAACCAAAAGCAGCTTCACCGGCCGCTCGAACCCCAGGCGCTGGCGCATACGCGCGCAGAAGTCACCCCACAGCTCCTCATCCGACAACTTATCCGCCTGCTCCCCCCTCTCCCCCAGCCACCGCCGGTAGCGCGCCAGGAAAGCCTGATCCAGGCAATACTCGAACCCCAGCAGCGCATCACAGACCTTCCAGATTGGAGGCTCGAACCCGAACCGCAGCGGATCCGCCTTCTCCCTGGCGATCTCCTCCGCGCGCATCGAAAGCAGTTTCCGCGCCGCCACCTCCGGCGTAGACCCTGCCACCTTCGCCTCCGCCAGGATATCCTCCCACCCCGGCGGCGGCAGCCGCCTATGTCCTCGCACGCCCTTCATTCATCACCCTCAACAACTTTGCACAAATAACGCTTCAGCACCATCACACTGCTGCATGTTACGCAGCTGATCCGCACTTCATTATTATTTAGCGGTGGCAACCATAGAGCCGACATACCATCTTCCGCTTCCAGCTCCACAGTTCTCCCACAATCACGGCAGCGCATACGCTGCCCGATCCACCAACACCTCTTTTTTTCCCCTTCCACGATCACCTTCATCATCCCCTCCCGTCAATAAGGTCAATCCTGTCAACACGCTCCGCCCCTTTCATCAGGACATCCAGCCACTCCTGCAGCGTACATTCCGGCATCCCGTCCTTCAGCACCGGCACCACCCAAAGCGTACCCTCACGCTCCACAACATCCACCGTCCTATTACCGCCAATAGCCACCAGGCGCTCCCCGGCCTTGAATGGCGGCGGCAGTTTCTCCTCACACGCCTTAATTGCACAATCCACACAGAACCGTTTATCCCCGTTCAGCGGCACAACGCCATCATGCCAGAACCCCCGGCGGCACAATTCACATCTCATAATTCCCTCCTCCCCCGTTTCACCTCCAGCACCGCCGCCCGCGCCTCCTCGAACGTCCGGCACAGGCCCACGGCCATCCGGTCCACCTCCCGCTCCCGGTTCGCGGCGATCATCCGGTTAACCTCCAGGGCGTCCTTCACCTGCACACACCGGATCCCCCCCAGCTTATGCAGTTCCACCATCCACAACTCCATAATTTCAGCCTTGTCCATCATCCGCCTCCTTCCGGTTCGGTTCCAGGCGCAGCCCCCTGCGCCTGGTCCTGCGCCTGGTCCTGTTCCACCCCCCCGCACTCCGCCGCCATCCACCGCACAACATAATCCACCACACTCCGCGCCAGGCCCACCCCGGGCGCCTCCGTCCGGCCCGAGGGCTCAAAACCCTGATACCCGAACTTCTCCGCCAGCGCCGCCAGCGACCAGCCCGATTGCAGCAGCATCGAAACCGCGATCGCCCACGAATCAGCGAACCCGTCCAGCGTGGACCCCGCCTCATCGAACGTGATAAAGATTTCACCCGGCCGGCCGTCCTCGAAGAACCCAACGGTCAGGTAAAACTTCGTCCGGCCCGTCTCCGTATAAATCACCGCCTTATGCGTCACACTCCGCCGCGTCTCTGGTAAATGCTCCCTCATCGCCCCCACCTCTCGAACTCCGCCGCTTCCACCTCGTTAAACCGAAAATAACTCGCCATGAACTTATACGGGATCTCCCCCGTCTCCCCGTCCTGATTCTTCGCCACATGCAGCCATTGCGGCCTGACCTTCCCGCCGTCCAGGTCCAGCAAGTCCTTATCGTGATAGATCAAAATCACCACATTCGCATCCTGCTCCAGCGACCCCGACCCCCGCATATCCGAAAGCCGCGGCACCCGATCATCCTTATCCGCCCCCCGGTTAAGTTGCGACAGCAGCACCACCGGGATATTCAACTCATTCGCCAGGCTCTTGAACATACGCGAAACGTAAGTAATTTCCTGATTCTCCCCAAACATCTTCACCCCCGGCACACTCGCCGTAACCTGCTGCACATAATCCACCGAAAGCGCCTGGATATTGTGCTTCAGCTTCATGCCCCGCGCCCAGGCGCATATCCCATGCACCTCCCGATCATTGCCATTGATCCACATGGGGTATTTCTCCAACACCATCGCCGCATCCGTCAACTGCCCAAAATCCTTATCCTTCGCATACCCCCCCTTCAGAGCAGGCAGGCTCACCCCCGCCTTCCGCACCAGCGACCGCGCCACCAGTCTTTTAGCGTTCATGTCCAGCGTCACCCGCGCCACCGGGATCCCCGCCGCCGCCAGGTCCAGGAAAATGTTATCCTCCAGCGTAGTTTTGCCCTGCGACGGCCGCGCCGCGATCAGCGTCAGGCCCGGCTGCAGCCCCCCCATCAAATCATTCAGCTTCCGCCAGGGCGTCGGCAACCCCGCGATAGCGTATTCCCCCGCCACCCGCCGCTTCCGCACGTCGTACCATTCCGCCAGCAATTCATCGCAATACTCGCCCAGCCCCTTCTCATGGACAATCTGCCCCACCTCCGCCATGAACCGCTCCCGCGCCGCCGCCAGCACCTCATCACCGGTTTTCCCTGGCTTCATGCACATGTTTTCAATTTCCCGGCAAAACGTAATTTGCCGGCGCAGCAGCCACTTCTGCCGCACGATATCCAGGTAATACTCCGCATGGCTCGAATCCGGCACCGCCGCCACCATATCCGCCAGGCCCAGGCGCCCGCCCACCTCATCCAGCGCCGCGTCCCCCAGCACATCCGCCGTCGTCAGCACATCCACCGGCCGGCCCTGGCGGAACAACTCACACACCGCCTCATACACCCGCCGATTACCCGCGTTATAAAACGCATCCGCCGGCAACTGCATATTCGACATAGCGAACGGCACCACCCGCGATCCGTCCAGCAACATCGCCCCCACCGCCGCCCGCTCCGCCTCCAGATCATTCGGATACTCAGCCACAACACACCTCCTTATTTTTTACCAATCCCAACCGGCCACTCCCGCCGCTCATAATCCTTCCGCTTGTCATAAAACGGCTTGCCCATCCTCAGGCATTGCACATGCAAAGATTCCAGCCAACTACGACTGCAACACCGGCGCCCCGGCCCCGTCTCCGGCCCCGCAATCACCCAATCCAACCGTTTAAGCCAGGCCGTCAAATTCACCGGCCCCAGCATCGGCTCCACGCTTACGAACCGCACAACCGCGGGGATCTGCATGAGCAACGGAACACGACATTCTGCCGTTTTCTGATTCTCAGCCGATACCCCAATCCACAGGTTACGCAGATTATCCCCACCTCCCAACTCCCGGCATGGATTATCCGGCGTCACGCCATACATCTTTGCCTCTGCATTCTCCGGCCGCTTCGTCAACACGATAAACGTGTGCTGCGGACACGCCGCCATCACCTCCAGGATCCGGTCAATCCATACCGTATCAACCTTCTGGTGGAACAAATCACCCATCGAACACACAAAAATCCGCGCCGGCTTCTTTCGCTTCAACGGCTCCTCCAGCCGGTCCCGATGGAACACCAGCCGGCGGAACGAAACGGGATCCGGATCCATTGGATCCCACGCCACCCCTAACCCCGTGTACCCATGAATCTGCGGAAACCGTTTCACCAGCGCCGCCGCGTAGCAATTTTCACACCCCCGGCTTACCGGACTGCACCCCGTAATCGGGTTCCAGGTAAAATCCGCCCAGCCGATCGTCTTGCGTACATCATTCATTTCCATACCCCTCAAAGACCTTCCGCGGAGGAGGCGCCCGCCCCGCGTCTTTTTTTGAAAAATCAGGCACCTCAAACCGCCCTGCCGGATCCCGGCCACCAACCGCCCGCGCCAGATATCGCCCCAGCTCCTTCAGGGGCGTCACATACGTTGAAAACGAAGCCCCAGACCATTCCACCGCCAGCGCATCAATCGCCCGCCCAACATCCGCCGGCCCGGCATCCGGATACGCCCGGCACTTCGCCAGGAACGCCACCTCCGCCACCCGCTCCGCCTGCGGATGAGCCCGCCGGAACCGGCCGTAAAGCTCCAGCCATTCCGCCACCCCGGCCACCGTCTGCTTCTCGGGAGGGCGCGCGGCCCCGCGCGCCGCTCCGCCTTCCGCTCCTCCATCCGCCACGCTTCCGCCACCGTCCGCCGCCTCGTTTTCCGCTCCGGCCTCCGCCTCATTTTCATCCGAAACCGGGGCCTTCCCCTTCTTTAATACTTCTTCTCTTATATAGGCGGAGCCATTCTGTTTCAGATTCTGTTTCAAAAAGTGTTTCAAAAAGTGTTTCACTTTTCCAAACTTCCCATCTGAACACGTTTCATCAGAACCATTTACGCCGCTCAATTCTGTTTCAAAAAGTGTTTCAGAAAGTGTTTCAGAAAGTGTTTCACTTTTTTTACCCTGGTATTTCTCGTAGTTAACTATTGATATTAAGGTGGTTGCGCCGTTTTTCTCAAAGATTATTTGCCCATCATCCTCCATCCACAGCAGGACCCTCCGGACTTTGGACATATAGACACCGGAAGCCCTCTCCAGCTCCCGCAGCGTGGTCAAAAGCTGGCCCCGCTGCAGCGTCACCGTCCGGCCCCGCAGCGTCGCCTCCTGCGGCTCATAGGCCGCATCATTCAGCAGCCGCAGCCAGACAGCCAGCCAGGCCGGATCATTCGCCCGGGGATGATCGAACAGCGACCTATGCACCTTGAACCAGCCACCCATGGTATTATCTCCAGGACCGCACAACCGTCCGGAACCCTTGCAGCTTCATAGCGTCCTGGACGTGCTTCTGGACCCGCCAATCATCCGGCGCCGCTCCTTCCAGCTCCAGCAGCCAGTAATGCTCCCCCGTCTCATCCACGGCCCAGGAAACCACCTTTAAGCGCAGCTCCCAGGCCGGCGCCGCAGGCGATCCCACCGCGTTCTGGCACACCTCCACGGCCTCCACCCGCACCAGCTTGAACATGTCAGAAGAAGGCACCTGCAACCCGAGCAACTTGTCATACTCGGCCGCATCCACCACCTCCACCTCGAACCCATCATCCGCATCCGCTTCCAGCCGGCACTCCGCATCATTCTTGATAAACCGTCGCATATCACACCTCATTTTGTTGGATATCACTTGTTCTGCGCATACCATTCCAGCGCGGCGGTCAGCTCCTCGCGAAACCGGAGTTCTTCCGGCAGGCCGGCCGGTTCGTTGCTGTAGAGAAACCATTCCAGCGGGTTTGCCGTGCCGTTATGCACCCGCGCATCAGCGAGGTCCCAGGATGGCAGCACCCGCCGTCCGACCGTACTCGAAACAGCCTGCTTGCGTTTGTTCTTCATGCTTGGCCTTTCTCCGGCTGTTTCGAGCCGGTCAACGGCATGTTCTGCCGCATGAATACAATCCAATGCGTCTTTGCCGTCGTGCCGCACCGCTGCCCGAATAGCGGCCGCTCAGGTGTGAGCGCCAGCACCGCGCTGACCGGCACCCGGTGCTCGCACCACTTGAAAATTAGCGTTCCCCCTGGGCACAACACACGGAAGCACTCGGTAAATCCGTGCCGGATGTCATCGCGCCAACTGGCCTCCAGCGTCCCGTACTTCTTCCGCATCCAGCCATTCGGCCCGGCAAACGTATGCGGTGGATCGAAGACCACCAGCGCGAATGTCGCGTCCGGAAACGGCAGCGCCCGGAAGTCGGCAATCTGGTCTGGGTCAACAACGATCTCGCGCCGGCCTTGCCGCGTGTCGGCGTGGCACCGCTCGCGGCGCTTGTCCACGAACAGCGCCCGGCCGTCGGCCTTGTCGAACCACATCATCCGTGGCCCGCAGCAGGCGTCGAGGACAGGAGGAAGCACCAGTGCGTTCACGATGCACCTCCGGAGCCCGTGAAGCCCTTGTTGGCCGAATCAACATGCGCCTGCACATCGTCCATGATGTGAGCCAGTTCGGAGAACGCGGTCGGGTATGACTCATGTTTCTTCCGCCACCGCTTCATGCCGTTGTTCCATGCGGACAGCACGACGTCCATCAAAGGCATGACGCCGAAACTTGCTTCAGACCCGCTCTGCGGCACGCCCGCGGCGGTGGAAGAAATGGCCTTCGCCCGTTCTTCCGTCCAGTCCTTCAGCGCAATCCAATTCTCCCCGCGATACCCGTCGGCATCCCACGCAACGGAACATCCCCCACGATCCATCAATCCGCCAGAGCTATCCGCCATCAGTTCATTCGGTTGGAACGGCATTGACCACCGTTCACCATTCCATGCTACAAAGTGCATATCATCCCCCAGTCCACTATTACGCCACTTCACTTTCCGCGTTCGCATCAGCCTTTTCCGCCTGCAGGCATTCCTTCGGGATCCCCGCTATATCAATCGCCATATCGAGCACCACCTCAAATCCAAAAGATGGGCTGATTGGGCACGGCCGGCGCTCTTTAAATGCCTGGCGGATGTCCTCGGCCCAGCATTGGGCCAGCAGCTTTGCCTGCTCCCATCTCACTTGCCTGTCAGCCGCCAGCACGGCCGCGACCGGCATCCGGCCGCCGTTTTCAACCTGGTCCCGTCCGCAGCGATAATCCAGAAGCCAGGTATTCCTTTCAAACTGGCGGAGGCCTCTCCACCATTCCCAATCCGGAGGACTCTGCGGGCACAGCCATTGCAGGCAGAGCGCCTCCTCCGTCCAATTCGCGGCTTCCTCCTGGGTACGGCGATTCCAGATCGTCTCCAGCCTATCCCCCGCAAGGTCAAGTTCCTGCTGAACACAACCCGCGCCAGCTTCCGCGATAATGTCAACGGTTTCCATTCTCCCGCTCCGTTGTCGGGCGGGGAAGGTCAACGCCTCCCCCGCCCGTGGTGGTCACAGTTCGATGCGGGCCAGAAGATTATCCAAGCCCGACGCGATTCCGGCGACTTGATCAATCATCCGTTCCAGTTCTTGCGCCAACGGGACGAAGAGCTTTTTATCCTGCGGTTGTGTGGCCATGCACGGAGTCTCCGGCCCCAGGATTCCGCCGATACGACTCTCCAGCTGGACACACACATCGTTTACTCGTGCAATCTGCTTTTCCATCCGTTGTAGTTGTTCCGCGACTTGCGGAGTACGCTTTATGGCGTCACCACCTGTTATATGTTGCCCCTGCATGTCCTGTCTCCTTTTCCCCGTGTTGTTAAAACCGGCTGGCACGGGGACCTGTCCAACCAGTTCATTTCCTATCCTGCCACCCCTCCCACCATCCAGAACACAGCGCACCTGTTCCGGAGCTTTAGCAATCATGTGCTCTGCCATGTTCCGCGCGTGCTCAATTCCCGCCGCGATATACCGCATTTGCAGCGCCGGCACAGCTAGCCCGTCTATTTCCATAATCTTATGCATCCTGCGGAATCGCGCCTCCTCAGAAGAAAGCATTTCCAACACACCACCATGTTTTTCATTTTCCATCCGCCACCCCTCCCAGCATCCAGAACACCGCACAATGCACCGGGATCTGCAGCGGGAAGTCCATCGCCGCCACAAGCCCCAGCGCGCCCAGCGAAAGCGACACCGCCCAATCCTTCCGCCTGGCCGCCTTCACACACCAGGCCGCCCACATCCAGAACATCATCCCCGCATAAATCACCCCATGCTCCACCACCGCCTGCAGCCAGTCGTTATGCAGCCGCTTCGGGCTCCGTTTTTCCGCATCCGGGATCTGCGCGATCGGCTCATCCCACACCTGATAGACGATCTGGAACGTCCCCGCGCCGTACCCGGTCAGCGGTTTTTTGGCAATAATTGGCAGGCAATTCACCGCATACGTCGCCCGGTACTGTACCGACTTCACCTCCAGCGCCATCGGCACACACACCACCACCAGCGCCGCCACCATAATCCCGTAATAAATCCGGTCCCAGCGCCCCTCCACCTGCCAGAACCCCCACCAGGCCCCCATCCCCAGCAGCGCCACCCAGGCCGCCCTGCACCGCGTTTCCGCCAACACCACCACCGCCGGCACAATCACCCAGCCCGCCCAGCGGCCGAGGACAGCCCCGCCCGCCGGCATCCCAGCAATAATCAAAGCCCCCAGCAGATTCTGGTTGGAAAGCAACCCCCCCGGCGCCGCCGCCTGGCCGATCAACCCGAAATCCAGCCCCAGCGCCTGCGCCGCCCCCACCGCCACATTCACCGTCCACACCGCAAAGATGATCCACAAGACGGCCCTACGCCCCAGCAGCCCCTGCCTGGCGGCCGTGTAAAGCGCCACCATGGCCCCCAGGTTAGCCACAGCCGGCCCCGACAGATCCGGCCGCACCGAGAACGCCACCCCCACCGCCGCCCACCCCAGCATCAGATACGGGATCATTTACCCCTCCAGATCAACCCCAGCGCCACCATGCCCGCCAGGTGCAGCATCCTCCACCGCACATCCACGCTGAAATCCGCCTCGTAAGGGTTCCAAACCACCAGCGCGAATATCACCAGCGCCGCCATTACCAGACCCCCTTGCGCCGCGGCAGCCGGCCCGTGTAGTCATACAACCGCCCGCCCGCCGGCAGCAGCCCCTCCAGCTCCATCCCAGGCAAAAAGTTCTCATTACAGCGCACCCGCACCGTAATCGCATCCAGGTCCAGCATCGCCTCCAGGAAGCCCTTGTTTTTCGGGAATATCCTGCTCACGATCGCCGCAGCGCGTTTTTTTTCAGCCGGCGGGGTGTTACCCTTCGGCAACGCCAGATCGCCGCGCCGGGCTCCAGGCGGCGCGTTTTTTTGCAAGAACTCCCGAATCTTCTGCACCCCGGCCTCCGAGAGCATGATCTGGCGCTTCACAACACCGAAGTCCTCATTCTCGTACAGGTGTTCCGTCCTCAGCTCCCGGACCGCCTCCCGCGTCACACCCAGCCCCGCCGCCACATCATCCTCGCTGATCGTGAACAACTCGCGCATCATGCCGCCCCCTTTGCCAATAATTTTGTGTAGCGTAAACCCATTGATCTAAAACGGAGTGGCGCGCGGCCGCGGACCCCCCCCCCGGCCGGTCTGCTGGCGGCCGCCGGGTGCGTGGCGCGTGGCGCGTGTGGGGCGTTGATTGGCGCGTCCGGAGCTTGGCCCGTCGAGGTCCACCGCTTGGAAACCGTTGGAGGCCCTGGCCGGCATCACCGCACCGCCCGGGAGATTGTCAGCCAGTAGATGGCCCGGCTCATCCAGGCAGTCCGGCAGGCTCTTGTGTCCGCCTGGATCCGCTCCCAGGCTCCGTCTGTCCGCCGGCTGGGCCTCCAGGCATCCGCCAGCGCCACCGTCCCGATAACCGACATTGCAGCGAAAAGCATCACATCCATATCATCCTCCAGCGTCGCATAATCTTCCAAATGTCTACAATTTGAAATGTCGCAAACTACTTGTTATCAACACTATCCGACAAACCAGCATCCGGGCCGCCACTTATGCCAGAAATGGCCGAATCCGCAACGTCCTCATTTTCAGCGTCTTGTGTAATCAGGTGGGGCGCCTGCCCTACCTGGGCGCCGGCGCTGGTCTCCTGATCTGCCGGCCGCCATTCCGCCTCCTGCACCTGGCCGGCGCCGG